CTTTGCGGAAAAATGGATAAAATCAGATACCGTCTTGTATATAACCGCCAGAACACACTTAACAGGCAGGGCACGGCTCTTGTACAGGTTGAAGCCTATTTGAACCAAAGGAAAATCTACTTGAAGACCAATGTTTACCTCAAACCGGAATGCTGGAGCCGTGAGGGGGCACAAGTCATTAACCACCCCCAATCTAACGAACTCAACACAATGCTCTATGAATACATCCTGTATCTGCAAGGCATAGAGTTGGGGTATTGGAAGCGCGGAATACCTGCCACACTCTCACTACTGAAGGATGCTGTCAAGAAGAAAAGTACGGTGAATGTCAGCTTCTCCACTTTTGCCAAATCAGCCATTGACAATTCGGACAAGAAGCAGTCCACCAAGGACAACCTGCACTCGACACTGGCGGTCCTGCATGATTTCCGTTCCGGATTGGACTTCAAGGATCTTACCTATACATTCCTTCGTGATTTTGAGCAATACTTAAGAGAAAAGGGCAATGCGGTCAATACGATAGCCAAGCACATGAGACAGCTCCGTACCTTGGTCAATGAAGCAATCAACCAGGGATATATGCACGCAGATGCTTATCCGTTCAGAAAGTACAAAATCAAACAGGAGAAAGGCAGACATGAGTTTCTTACCCCGGACGAGCTGAAGAAGCTGGAAACGGTCAAGGTGGAAGAGGAGTCCATGCGTCATGTGCTCGATGCCTTCCTGTTCTGTTGTTATACTGGATTGCGCTATTCTGACTTCTGCCAGCTATCTCCGGCCAACTTTATCAAGGTAAACGGTAAGCGTTGGTTACACTTCACGTCCGTTAAGACAGGGGTGGAAATCCGTCTGCCGTTGCATCTGCTGTTTGAAAGCAGGGCATTGGGCATTCTTGACCGCTATCCGGATATCGGAAGTTTTGCCGCTTTGCCTTGTAACTCGGAAGTGAATAAGCAGCTTCGAAAGCTGGCCGGGTTGTGTGGTATCAAAAAGCGGATAACCTACCATGTGAGCCGTCATACCTGTGCCACCCTGCTGGTTCATCAGGGAGTTGCGATTACAACAGTCCAGAAGCTGCTCGGACATACTTCCGTAAAGACCACACAGATTTATTCGGAGGTACTTTCCAGCACCATTGTGCGTGACTTGAAAAATGTTCAAAGGAAAAGGAAAAAAGTAAAGATGTTTCCCGATAAAGGCTTGAGAACATCCGATTTTATAGACAACCGGTAGATTTCATGAATCCTATTTGTTTTCTATTAATATTGTGATTCTTTAAATTCTTCGGATAATCGAAATATTGCTCCTGATTATTTTTTTCAATATGGATTGAATATGGAATAGTTTTCACTATCTTTGCAGTGTAACCAGGAGCTTGATGGCAATAAATATTGTCATCGGGCTCTTTTTTTATTGTCATATCGTGGCAATGGATTTAAGTAATTCTGCAACAATGACGTAAGTAAATAGACATATCTTTGAAGTAGTATTATAATCAGATAAACAATAGACAGAATGGAATTAAACGACTGGTTGGCTATAATCGGGGCTTTCGGAGGATTGGAGGCTGTCCGTTGGGGTGTCACGTTCTGGGTGAACCGCAAGACGAACGCACGGAAAGAGGATGCGTCCGCCGATTCAATGGAGGATGAGAACGAGCGCAAGCAGGTTGACTGGCTGGAAGAACGTATCGCCCAGCGTGACGCCAAGATTGATGCGTTATACGTTGAGCTTCGTAATGAACAGTCTGATAAGCTGGCATGGATTCATAAGTGCCACGAGCTGGAACTGCAATTGAAAGATGCCGAACATAACCGTTGTGACAGGCCCGACAGCGAATGCGGCCGTCGTATTCCACCACGCAGGGCTACATTAATTAAAGATAAGGAGGAAAAGAAATGAAGTTTTTTACGATTGCGGAACTCTGCAAGTCAACAACTGCTGACCGCTTGGGTATCAATAACAGATGCAGACAGGAGCATGTGACTGCTCTGACTGCCTTGGTGGACAACGTACTGGACCCGTTACGCACATGGTGGGGAAAGCCTATAACAGTAAACAGTGGCTATCGCTGTCCGGAACTTAATGCAGCTGTCAAGGGAAGCAAGACCTCGCAGCACATGAAGGGGGAAGCTGCTGATATTGACACTGGAGACAGACAGCAAAACAAGCTGTTATTTGAATATATCCGCAAGAACCTGCCCTATGATCAATTGATTGACGAGTCTAACTTCGCTTGGGTGCACGTCAGTTATCGGGCTGACGGGGATAACAGGATGCAAGTTCTTAAGTTGTAGACTATGTTGGTTAGAGTTATGAACTGGGTAAGCCGACATATATTGCTGGCTCCTTTCATGTGTCTGTTCCTGTTGTTTGCCTGTGGCAGCTCGCATAAGGCTGTCAAGTCAGACACTAAGATTATACAGAAAGATAGTACACGTGAATCTGTCAACATCGTATACGGATCAAGTACGTCTTTGAGCGAACTCATTACCACTAATGGCAGCTATGTAATTGATTTCTGTATCTATGATACCCGAAAACCGCCCGATAGCCCGACCGGGAAACCTCCGTTATTGGCGGACGGGCAAATAGAGGGAAATTTCAATCAGGCAAAAGACAAGAAATCGGTTATAAACGATACTATAAAACTCAATGCCGACAAGAAACGCTCTTCCGATATCCATGAGAAAGAGTACACTGAAATGATGAAGGATAAAAGAGAATCCAAATTGCTTGAACAAATAGTTCTGACATGTGTTAGTGGGGCAGTTCTTGTTGTTATCGTACTGGCGGTGGTCAGGCGACAACGTGGAAACGATTTCTTATAATAAGACTTTAAATTTATGATTAAGACTTCCCAGCTTGTGATAAGTCGGGAAGTTTTTTTATTTCCATGAACAATTCGGTTTTGCCTGTGTTTGTGTAACCGTACTGATTATTGTTGCGCTGGTGACGAAAAAACATTGGCGTAATAATGATTCCTCATAATAAAACTTTAAATTCATAAGTTGAATACTCTGGCTCGTGATGAGTCGGGGCTATTTTTGTTATCTTTGCCGGAACTAACATTAACTTATGTATTATGGCTGAAAAAAAAGAATCTTATTCCGAAGAGGAATTGAATGAAATGATCGTATGGTTCAACAACCATGCTGATGAACTTCCCAAAGAAATGCAAATTAACAAATCCGCTTTCACACCGGATTTGAAACTTACTGTTGAATCCTGTATCATGCAAGCCAAGCAATGTCTGGGCAACTATAAGATGGCCGGAGCTTTTAGATTACTTCAACAAATCAAAGCGAAGATTGAGGATAATAAATAAAATCTCATATTTTACTTTTTTTAGAATATCAAGCGGCCCAGTGACGGGTAACCGCTTAATATCTGCTTACTAAAAATCTCCTTGATAATTTTTTATAAGATCATTGGCTTCCTGTATATCATGAGGCGTGTAAATATCTGTCATCAATATACTGCTGTGACGAGCTTGGTCACGTACGCTTAACACATCATAATGTCGTAACATATTCGTTATACCTGTATCTTTTAAGGAATAAAACTTATATTGGGCGGAAAGCTTTAAATCTTTTCTGAGATGATGTGCCCACCAGTCCCGGAACATTTTTTCAGATCTTTTTGTTTTACCGGGACGAAACCCGTCAGAGAATAAATAATAATCACCGGGATTGTTGAAAATGTGCAGGTCCAACATGAGATGTATGACTTTTGATGGTAATGTAATAGTGCCATCTTTGCGATTTTTTGATATATTGTCTGATACGAATATTGTTTGCTTTTTCAAACTTATATCGTTTAATCTCAATCCTACCATTTCCGCCGGTCGGATAAAACAATAGTATAGAATATAGCTTGCCAGCAACATATAGGGGTTATGGTTCTTTAAGTAGTCGCTCACTTTTGCAAGTGTTTCCGGTGGCAGGATGTTGCGTAGCTTTTTTTTCCCTTTTCTTCCCAGACTACTGATCCCGGCTGTTGGATTCTGTGTTAAATAGTTATGGTTCAGACAGAAGGTGGAAAAAGACTTCAAAAAGCCGAGATAGTTATCGCGCGTAAATGCAGTGTTATCCCTAGTTATATACACTTCGTCAAGCAGCATAACACAAAAATCCTTATCAAATTGGTAAATGTAGGTGATAGGGACCTTTTTCTCTTCATTGAAGATTTCCATATTACGAAGGTAGGAGCTATAAGATTTGATCGTTTCTTGTCGGTATCTCCCGTCCCTTTGCATTTTGGCGAGAAAAGTGCGGTATTTGTCTATTACATCTTTGAACAGTAGAAAGGCGTTGCCGCATTCTTGCTCAATCCAAGGATTCCATCCTGTTGCGAGTTTTTCTGATAGTCTGTTGATGCATCCTTTGGCGTATGCCCTTCTTTCCTTAACGGATTTGATGAAGTTCAGTTTGATCTTTTTCCGTTTCATCACTCCGTCAACAGGATTGAATGCGTAAAAGTCAATGTACCAATCTTTACCCGTATGTAATATAGGTGGTGTGTAACTCTTGATTTCTTGGATTTTGGACATTTTTTTTTATTTGTTTTTGCTAACAGCAGAAACAAATGGTTAATAATTCCCGTCCCGATTTCGTCCCGGCGGATTTGCTTAAAATGAGATAAGCCACTGACTTTCAGTGGCTTATCCTTTACAGTGTCGGAATGAGGCGACTCGAACGCCCGACCCCTACGTCCCGAACGTAGTGCGCTACCAACTGCGCTACATTCCGTTTCTGTTTTGCGAGTGCAAAGGTAAAGCATTTTTTTGAAATCAAAAAGAATTTCATAGAAAATTTGCAAAAAATTTGTAGAATCAAAAAATATGCCTACCTTTGCAACCGAAAACAAGAAACAATAGTTTCTGAGAGGTCTTCTATTACAAAGTGAAAAGCTCTACCGATAACCATTTTGGTGCCATAGCTCAGTTGGTAGAGCAAAGGACTGAAAATCCTTGTGTCCCCGGTTCGATTCCTGGTGGCACCACCAAAGAAAGTACATAAATGCTTTTCACACATGAAAACCCTTGAATTAGAGATAGTTCAAGGGTTCTTTTTTTTACCCTCACTACGCATTCCGCTACATATTTGTGAAGTTGGACTTTGCCAATTCAGTGGCTTTTTTTAAGGCTTTTGAAAAAGCCATAAATATGCACCATACTTCATTGTTTTTCAGCTGTTTGACAATTTCAATCTCCGGTGTGAAAAAGTAATTTTGCACACATGACCGGATGAAGTCGAAAAAGTGAAAGAAATTTAAAAATTCGGTATTTCCCATCGGGATAAAAAAAAGGAATCGAACCCGGGATACAAAAGGCAATTCGAACCTGAGAAAAATGGGATTTTTATGGCTTTTCCACAAGTCCCTCAAAAAAGCCACCGAATTTAACATTTCGCTCCACGTCCTCATGCCATCCGGTTTTGACGAAACAATTGAATGTAACACCTCAAAAAACAAAAGTGATGAAACAAGGAACAATGAACATTCTGTTTTTCGTGCTTAAAACGAAATTGTTGAAAAACGGTGAGGCACCGGTATTGATGCGGATAACCATCAATGGAGACTATGACGATGTACGTATCCAAAGAAGCGTACCCCTGAACTTATGGAACGCCGCCAAAGGATGCAGTAAAGGCAGGGACAGGGCATCAGTGGCACTGAACGCCTATATTGCTGAACTGCACGCACGCGCCTTGGAAAAACACAAGGAACTGGTATTGGAACAGGCCTTGATTACCCCAAAACTGATTCTTAAACGTGTTTTCGGGAAAGACACCGAAATGCGTACACTGCTCGGCACCATGAGGGAAGGCATCAAGGAAATGGAAACATTGGCGGGTATAGACTACTCTCCCGTCACGATCAACCGGTATAAGAACGTGGTGAAGAAATTACAGCTGCTCATCCCCTCTTATTACGGAAAGGAGGATGTCACTTTCCATGAGCTGACACCGGAGTTCATCCGTGCGTTTGACATCTACCTGAAAACGGAGGCGGGGTTGTGCCGGAACACCATAGTCCGTTATATGAAATGCTTCAAGAAATTTACCAATATGGCATTGGCAAAGGAATGGATACGCAAGAATCCCTTTTACGGCTACAAGATGGAGCAGGACGAGACCGATCCGGTATTCCTGACCTATGACGAGTTGCAGACCGTAATGAAAAAGAAATTCACCATTCCACGGCTTGAACTGGTCAGGGATGTCTTTGTCTTCGCGTGTTTCACCGGTCTGGCATTCTCCGATGTTGCCAGTCTGAACAAAGAGAATCTGGTACAGGACAATCTCGGAGACTGGTGGATAAGAAAAGGAAGGGTCAAATTGGAACACCGTAGGAAGGCCTCTTCCATCAGCAATATTCCATTGCTGCCCGTACCCCTGGCCATATTGGAGAAATACAAGGAACATCCGACCTGCATTAAGAAAGGATGCTGTTTGCCCGTCATGTGTAATCAGAAGATGAACAGCTACCTCAAGGAAATAGCCGATTTCTGCGGCATTAAGAAGAATCTGACCACGCATGTAGCCCGTCACACTTTCGGGACTACGGTCACGCTTGCCAACAATGTGCCTCTTCAAGATGTTTCCGTCATGCTCGGCCATGCCTCCACACGTATGACACAGCATTATGCACGGGTCATGAACAGCAGCCTGAAAGAAGCAATGAACAACGTGAAGGAGCGTCTTGCACAATAAGTATACAAATTCAGTCATTAAGCCGTCCCCCTAGGGATGGCTTTTTTTGTAATCTATAATTCACAATATCCTGCCGTCCTTTCAATTTCTTACCTGCAAATATAGCCATTTGTCGGGTTGATTGCGCAAGGCGGCCCCTTTCAGGGGCTGGTTGGCTAAAAGTGTAGATACTAATTGAAAAGTGCGCCAATATTCCAGTTGAAAATTGCGCCACCATAGGATAAGTATAATGACCTTTGTATAATCCAAATGCAAAGGTAAAATGAAGACTATGGTAGAAAGACAATCAATAATACACATGTATAGAGTATGCGGTTATAGCAAACGGCGTATCTCTCGTGAACTTCATGTCAGCCGTCATACCGTTGACAATATTCTTTCAAAGTACGAATCAGCCATCCGCACGGACAATCCAGAAGAGGCTTTGAGTGATTTGCTTACCATCCAGCCCAGGTATGACAGTTCCAGACGCCGTCCTCGCCGGCTCACACAAGAGATTAAGGATAAGATAGGATTTTGCCTGAAGAAGAATGCCGTTAAGATAGCTACCGGACTTCGCAAACAGCGCATGTTGAAAAAGGATATCCACCAGTTTCTGTTATCTCAAGGATACACCATCAGTTACGCCACAGTATGCAGTTATATAAAAAATATAGAGTCATACAAAGAGAAGAAAAAGAGCGAAGCCTTTATCCGGTTGTTCTATGAGCCTGGATGCATTGCCGAGTTTGACTGGGGTGAAGTTCTTCTTTTTATTGACGGCGTCAAAACCAAGTTTTATCTGGCCGTATTCACTTTCGGGCATAGCAATGGCAGATACGCCTATCTTTTCAGGCATCAGAATACGCTTGCCTTCATGGAATCCCACCGTAACTTTTTCAGGGATATACATGGTGTCCCCGCCATGATGGTCTATGACAATATGCGTGTAGCCGTCAAGAGCTTTGTCGGTGGTGATAAGAAACCTACAGAAGCTTTGATGAAGATGTCCGGTTTCTATTGTTTTGAGTACCGTTTCTGTAATGTACGGGCCGGATGGGAGAAAGGACATGTGGAGCGCAGCGTGGAATATGTCAGAAGGAAAGCTTTCTGCCTGACAGACCATTTTGGTGATATACATTCTGCCCAGGAGCATTTAAACCGGGTATGTATGCAGGTCAACAACGAGCAAGGCAGTCTTTCAACAGCGGAGAAAACATCACGTCTGGAAGCTGACCTGTCATCGCTGAAGCCTTTTCCCGGTAATCTGGGCTGTTTTGAGGTCTATGAGTACATTGTGGATAAATGGTCAACTATCAGCATGAAAAATGTTCATTATTCCGTACCTGATTCTCTTGTGGGAGAAAAAGTACATGTCAAGGTTTATAGTGAAAAAATCGTCATCCTGTACGGGAAGGAGAAAGTGGCCTCTCATCAACGCAGTTATTGCGGTGGAGACTGGTGCATCAAGCTGGAGCACTATTTGCGTACACTTTCCCGTAAACCGGGGGCATTGCCCCACTCTGTGGTTTGGCAAAGAGCACCGGAAGAACTGAGAAGGCTGTATGACATCCATTTCAAGGAGGACAACAGGACGTTTGTTCTGTTGCTGGACTATGCCCGAAAAAATGGATTTTCCGGAACGGACATTGTCACGGCATGCAAGGAGCTGACCGGACGTGGTGTCAGAAAGATATCTCCGGACCAGGTAAAGGCCATGCTGCATGGTAGCGTACAGGGAGAGACAGAAGAAACCATGGAACCGCCTGTTCTCCCGGCACAACAGGAGAATATAGAAAGAGAAGCTGTGGATATGCTTGAAGGCATCACGGCGCTCATGACAGGATACAATGAAGTGCATGATATAATACCAACCATTTAAGTTTATAATATATGAAATCAGAAAAAGAAACCATTTATGACTATGCTGCAGAACTGAAGCTTCTGGCCTTTAAAGAGGAACTGGAATGCACCCTTTCATTGGCAGCTGAAGAAAACTGGAACCATCTGCAGTTCTTGACGGAATTGCTTGGAAAGGAAAGCGCCAGGAGAAGGGAGTGTAGAAGAAGATCAAGGATAAGATCTGCGGGATTTCCACAAATGAAGTATCTGCATGAGCTTGTTATGGAAGACATGCCCAAAGAGGCACAGGTAATATTACCTGAATTGGAGACACTGGACTTCATCAGACAGGGAAGAAACCTGGTCCTGTATGGAAATCCGGGAACGGGAAAGACGCATATTGCTACGGCTTTAGGAATAAAGGCCTGCCAACAGGACTTTACCGTATTGTTTACTTCAGTGCCGGTCCTGCTTACCCAGATAAGGGAGGCTAAATCAGCAAAGACACTGAGGACGCTACAATTAAGGTTTGAAAAATACGATCTGGTCATCTGTGATGAGTTCGGATATGTCAGTTGTGACAAGGAAGGAGGAGAACTGCTTTTTAACCACCTGTCGTTAAGAGCCGGAAAAAAGGCTACAATCATTACTACTAATTTGGCTTTTAACAGATGGAATGAAATCATAAAGGACAAGGTGCTTGTGGCGGCAATGGTTGACAGGCTTACACATAAAGCTTATCTGGTTAATATGACCGGACTGTCTTATAGGCTTAAGGAAACACAAAAAATGAGACAAGATAAATGA